AAAAAAACAAAGGTTAAAGATGATTTAGCCAAGTCCACTACGGGTTATTTGCTCAACGGTGATGATAACCAATTTCCCGAAAAACTTAAAAAAGTCGCTAACTCTTCTTACCGACTAAAACAAAATCTACACCTTGGCCAGCGTGAATTAATGTCGCTTGGTTTACAAACTGGAGAAATTAAAGTTTCTGATGCGGGAGAAGAAGAATTCAACTTTGTCATAAATACCAATTGGCGTTCATTCAATCGCCAGTGGAACATGGATATACATTACCTAACCCTTTCCGCACATAATTTAAAATCGTACTTATACTCACCCGTTGAAATAATCCTGAACGAAGCAAAGGATAAAATCATCATGGTCGAAACTAAAGAGGCGTGGACTTTCCGTTTTGCCGAACCTGACGAAAACGGTCAAATAACTCACTGTTACCTTTCTGCCAATTGGGAACTTAATCCCGATATAAACAATAGCAATTTGGTAAAAAAGCTCCCGTGCCTTTTCAATGTATTCAACCCCGACGAAACCCTCCGTTTTCGTGCCGAAGATGAGGATGAAACAAATTTTATTTATTTGCTTCGTATTGAAACTGACGAACTTATCTACCCAATTCCTCACTATTACCCTGTTATTACACAAGGCGTAATTGATATTTCTATTGATGCAACGAAATACAAAAAGTACATCTTGAAAAATATCGTGGGAGCCTCTGTTATTGCTTACGTACCAACTTGGTACTGGCAAAAGAAATATCCTGATTGGGATAAATTAGGAGAAAAATTCATGAAGGGAGATAAGCTCGCAGAAAGACAGCTCCAACAATATCGCCAAGAAGTTACCGACAAAGTAACAGAACTCATTTCGGGGGCTGAAAATGCGGGTCGCATCATCATTGCCGATGTCAATGACAAATTGGCAAAAGTTGACCCACTTCTCGCTAAATCAATCACCATCGAAATTGTTGACAAAGCAAAATTTACGGGGGAATTCATTCCCGATCAGCAGGAAGCGGATAGTCAAATTGATTGGGCCACAGATATTGATGCCAGTCGTTACGGATCGAAACCTGGAGCGACTAACAATTCAGGCAATGCAAAGTCAAACGCCCAAAATATCGGTCAAGTTTCGCAGTACAAAGAGGAAGTTTTGCTTCTCCAAATTCCAAACCTTATCCGTGATTATAACGAAATGGGTGAAGAATTAGAATTCAGAATCCGCCGTACTACACTCGTTTCTATGGATGCCGTTTCACCAAAAGACAGACCCACAACACCCCAATAATATGCCAATTCAATTCACACTCGCAAAATTGCAAAAGCACGTTCCCGTAGCTTCAACATTCTCAGTCGACAAAATCGAAGAGAAGATAAAAAAAGCAGAACGAAAATTGATGCACAAATACTTGTCTGAAAATGCCTACGAAGCATTTATTTCAGACCCTTCATATCCCGATTCTTTGGTTACGATGATAGAAAATGCAGTCTATTGTTACGCATTCTATCTTCATTTGCCATATATGAAAGTTAGGCTTTCCAATTCGGGAGCATCTCAAACCAAAACCAATTCAGAAGGCCCCGCCCGTCCTGAAGACATCGAAGATTTACGTACTTCATGTTTCAACGACGCCCACGACGCCCTCGAAGATATTTTAGTTTACTTAGAAGAAAACCAGAACTTTGCCCCATATGCAATCTGGAAGAATTCTTCTGCCTACACCGTTTTTAATCAGTTTTTTGTTAAGACCACCACTCAGTTTCAGCGGTATTGCAATATTGAAAACTCACGCCGTTTATTTTTGGCAATCATCCCACAAATTCAATTTATTGAAGACAATGTTTTTCGACCAGTCCTTACCGATACGCTTTTCAACAAACTCAAAACCGTACCACTCACGGGCAAATACTTATTGTTACTCAATAATTATCTCATTCCTGCCGAAGTATTTCTTTCAATGGCTCAATCGGTCGTACCTCTTTCGCTTATCATCGGCAAAGAGCAAACTTTCTTACTTTTCGAGAATACCACCGCCAACCCTCAAAAAGGGTACAAGTCTGCTACCAATTTGGAAGCCTTCAAAAATCAGTTAGAAACCCAGGGTAATACCTACCTCCAAAATGCACTGAATTACATCAAAGCCAACATCACCGACTTTGCCGAATACCCGCAGGAAAACACTGCTAACGTTAAAATGGATTTCACCGTATCACGCACGGCCTGTATGTTTTAAGTCCTTTAGTTTTAGGTGGATATGTAAGAATTTTGAAGCATGAACAATCTCGAAAAAATATATATTGGCAATATGGAATTTTACATTCCCTTCCATATTGCTCAATTATCCGCCGAACAATTTTTGGTATTACTGTCAATCTCAAAAATGGATTCCAGCATTGAACAAACTCAACTATTACTGTTCATTTCATTGCTTGAATCCCCCGTTAATTGGGTTAACGTAATGAAATTACGGTGGTTTTGGCTCAAAAACTTGAAAATAATCCCGCTTATGGACTGGCTAACTTTCGGGAAATTTACATGGAAAAAACAAGTAATTGACCCCGAAACCCTCAGTCAAAAGGCAGAAATGTTCACAAAGTTCTATTTTGCCGACAATTTTGAATTAACATCCAACCCAATCAAAAAACTATATAAAAAACGGTTCAATTGGTTCAGAAAACGATTAAGAATATATGACTCCGCCCGTCCTGACACCCTTTCAGATTTCAAACTGAAAGATTTCATTGAAACCGAAGAAGCATATTTCAATTTCATTACCCAAAAAGACGAAGACTCCCTCACAAAGATTATCCAAGTCCTATACAAAAACCCAAAAATCAAAACCCATGACCATACGCCCAATGTCCGAAGAGCTATTCAACTATATTACGAGGGATGCAAAAACTTCATCGTTGAAACCTTCCCAGAAACGTATCGAACTGAATGGAAGAACAATTCCAAAAACACAACGGATAATAATCCATTCATGAGCATGGTTCACGTTTTAGCAAAAGAAGACCCATCTCAGTACGAATCCATTACAAATTCCGCACTTTGGGACTGCCTTTACGCTACTGAACAAAAAATGAAAATAGCAAATCAAACGCCATGACCGACCAACAATATAACAACTTCATAGAAGGAATCGCCAGCGAAAAAATAGGTCACGACCCCTCAAATGGGTTTAATCGTTGCAATCCATACGACCCCGAACATCTGTCCGACCTCACAATGTTTAATCTTGATTTGCTTAATTTCTGTTTTCTTCCAGCACGGCCAGAACTATCAATTCCATCCGTACAAGGAACTGACGAACTCAATTATCAATCTTCGATTCTAATTATCAAAGCTACCGATAATACCCAATTGCAAATTGATAACACCATTAATGAAGCCCAAAACATAGCCATCAAATTGTGGGCTTATTTCAAAGAATTGCAACAACAAAACGGCATATTCCTATTCGACAAAATAAAGATTGCCCCGCAACCTTTCCGCATCGAAAAACTAAAAGGACTATCCGACCACTCCGCAGGCGTAGAACTATCCTTTACCCTCCGTGAACAAATAAATTACCAAGCATACTTAGACACTGACGTTTGGCAGTAATAACATGGACACTAAACTTCTAAATATCAATGACTTCATCAAAGCAGGACAATTGCTAAAGTGTAATGTTTCTGCAATTCGTGCAGTGCATGAGGTAGAATCTTCTGGTGACGGTTTTCTCCCTTCAGGTAGAATAAAAATTCGCTTTGAATCTCATTGGTTTTCGCACTATACCAACGGAGAATACGACAAAACATTCCCTAATTTATCAACCAAAGAAGCCAATATAAAACTGTCTTTAGGTGGTGAATTAGAATACGACCGTTTTAATCAAGCGTTCAGACTCAACCCATTGGCCGCCATGATGTCAACATCGTGGGGAGCCTTCCAAATAATGGGCTTCAATTTCGGAGCTTGTAATTTTGATAACGTCGGTGATATGGTAGATTCTTTCAAAAAAGGAGAAAGAGAACAGCTTTTAGGGTTTTGTGAATTTATCATCACCAAAAAATTAGATGATGAATTAAGAGAAAGAAATTGGGAGCGTTTTGCCTATTACTACAATGGAAAATCATTTAAGAAAAACAACTATGATGTTAAGCTAAAGAAATCTTATGAAAAGTTTTTAGCGCTTAATCTCACAGAACATAAATAATACATAATGAAATACGCTACCGCAAACATCATCGCCAAAACACTATTAATAATTTTCGCATTATTAATAGCCCTTATGCTTAATTCCTGCATGAGCTTCCGTAAGGCTAAAAACCGTTACGCAAAAACCGTGACAGATACTATCCGTATTTCAAAAGAAGTTATCCTTAAAATCCCAAAAGATTCAGTAAGGTATAGTTTCATAAATGACACCATCCCATTTTACGACGAAGTACGCCAAGGCCGTGCCACCATAAAAGTACAGTACCGAGATAGAGTAGTAACCGTAAAAGCAGATTGCGACTCCGCCTCCAAGTCCGAAACCGTAACCCTAAAAGCACCCCAACAAATCACCACATGGGGCGTAGCTAATTGGTACAAAGAAGCCTTTTTGGTGTCCATCGGCTGTATATTATCATTCATTATCATCCACTTTGCATTTCAAAAAAGACAGTAAACAACCCTAATCCACTAAAATCACATGAACGCATTACTTCAAAAATTACTCCTTGCTCCATCTTGGAAAGCCGCTTTTTACCTCATCGTAGGTTCAGTCTTGCAATTTTTCGCCCCCATTTCAGACTTTATTCTCGTAATCGGATTACTCATGCTCGCTGACCTCATCACAGGCATACAAGCAGCACAAAAAAGAGGCGAAGCCATTACGAGCAACGGATTCCGACGCACCGCCGTAAAAATCCTAATATATGCCCTCTTAATCGTCATTTGTGAAAAAATTAAACTCACATTCTTTGCCGACTTAGACCTAAAAGTATCTTACGGAGTATCGTTATTTATAGTGATGATAGAACTAAAATCTCTATCCGAAAATATCCACACCATCACAGGCATTGACATTTGGGAAAAAATTAAAACCTTCTTTCCCAATTCACCAAAATAATATTTCGCCATATTATTTTTTAGATTGTTTTGAAGAAAATAAAAACCCTACCGATTTAATCAGTAGGGTTTTTCGTTATCGCTTCTGTCCTTTAATCAGATAATCCATAGCATTATTTTCGTCTATGGAAAACTTCAATCTTGACGACCAAATTAACAAACTGGCTAAAGCTGTACAGTTCAAAGTTGCACGCTCCATCAAAAAATACAACGTCGAAACCAGCACTTCCGAAACCGTAAATATTACCATCACCAAAAAATCAACCTACGACTATTCCATAGTTTTTGATTTTCGGGAAGGACTCCGCTGGACGACAATGGGCGTTGGCCGTGGAACCACCAAGGAAATGCAGAAAGGCCAATCCCTATCTCGCAAATCTTACGAATCCAATCTTGCCAAATACACCACCTCTCGCAAACGGAAACCTGTTATCTATCAACACATTATGTCGATGATTTCAAGTATCCGAAAAATTGGCAAAGCCGAAATAGTAGAACAAACCACTAAATCTTTCACTGTAAATATCGTAGCAAATGGCACAATCTGAAGAAAGAATCCTGATTAAAACAGAGGTAGAAATTGCCCAATCCATGACCAGGATTCAACAATTGACACTCGCCAATAAAAACCTCAATAATGAAATTGAGCAGATGGGCAAAAAAACGAAAGCCAACAAAGCCGACCGTGATAAACTAAACGCCCAAATTGCCGAAAACAATAAACTCCTCAAAGAACAATATCAATCTTTGGGTACTTCTGGAATGTCTATGAATGAACTAAAAGGCAATGTAGCCCGCTTAGTTCGTGAATATAAAAATCTACGCCCCGCCGCTGCCGACTACGCCAAGGAAGAAGAACGAATACGCAAAGAAATTCTTGATACCAATAAAGCATTAACGGAGCGTTCAGATAAAATCAAAAACACAAAGTCTGCTTTAGATTCGGTTAAGCCAAGCATGGACATGGGTAGTGTAGTAGATGGTGTTATCGGAGGAGTAACATCCAAAATAGCACAATTGGCAATCCTCGAAAAAGGTATTGAGGCAATCACCGCCGCAATCGGGAAATCTTACGAAAAACAAAGAGAATTGTCTAAAGCAACTGGAGCAACTGCCGCAAGATTAGGTTTAGAAACAAACTCCGTAGCATTAAAAGAACTCTCAAATACTGCCACCCAAATGGGAGATGCTTTCAATAAAGCAACTCCTGCCGTGTTAGAATCTATTCAAGAAATCGGATCAATTCGTCCCGAATTAATGCAAAATAGCAAAGCCCTAACCCTTGTTACGGAAGATGCCATGCTTTTAGCGGGTGCGGATGGCTTGTTATCCGTAGCAGATGCAGGAATTGCAGTTGCTGGCTCACTCAATCAGTTCAATGAATCAGCCGACCAATCACACCGTTACGCTAACGTATTGGCAGCTTCTGCAAAAGAAGGTTCAGCAACAATTAATCAGGTTGCAGAATCATTCAAAGCATCTGGTACCGTATTAGCAGAAAACAATATTTCATTTGAGCAGGGTAATGCTCTCGTTCAGGTATTAGCAAAAAAAATGATTTTAGGGGGTGAAGCTGGTACTGCCTTGAGAAATATTTTCATGACATTGACCGCTCAAACTAATCAGAATCTTAATCCTGCAATTGTAGGATTAGGCACATCCCTTGATAATTTATCGAAACTGTCTCCGCAGGAACTCATTAAACTATTTGGCAAGGAAAATGAAGTCGCAGCACTTACTGTTATCAAAAATAGAACTGAAGTTGAACGCTTAACGCACGCCGTTTCGGGTACAAATGAAGTAGTATCCCAATTTCACAAACAGATGGATACGCTTGACCAAGATGCCGAATCGTTCAGTCACGTTTGGGATGGTATTTTTGAAGATTTTGGAAAAAAATATGAAGGATTGTTTCGCAAAATAACAAGATTGGGCGTTGAAACCCTTAATTATCTACGTTATTTCAATTTGAATCTTGACACCATGACTGTTACAGGTTATGGAGATGTTAAAGCAAGAAAAAAGATTGAAGAAGAGTATAAAAAGCAAGCTCAAACGGCTCAAGCAGATGCAAGAAAAGTTGTTTCTGAATATGAAAAGGCAGGTGGCAAAAACGAACCATTACTTGCCAAACAACTGAAAGGACTTAAATCCGTTGTGTCCCAGTCTCAGGCAGGAATTAATGAGGTAATGGATAGATATTTGAAAGCTCGCAGAAATAATGCTGACGCTGAAACTATTCAAAATATTCTTAATGAAAAGAAATATTTTGAAGAGAAGTATAAGTTCGCTCGTATCGAAGAACAAAGGCTTCAAAAAAATGAAAGGCAAAGGATTCAAACTCAAAAAGAATTAAAAGAAGGAAGCGAGAAAGCTGATGATAAAAAAGGAAAAAGTAGCCCAGAAGCCAATAAAGCCGCCTCACTTCTCCAAAAACGCATAGAAAACCATATTAAAGCTAATGAAACCATTGCCAAAAATAATGCAGACTTAATCGAGAACGAAGATTTACGCAAACGGACACAATTGCAAAACGATTATGACCATGAAATGAACGCTTTGCGTAAACAACTGAAAGATAAAGAAATCACCATCGAAGATTTCAACGCTCTTTCAGCTTCGCAAAAGAAAAAGTTTGACAATGGAATTCTAAAGATCGATAAAGAAACCAAAGACAAAGAAACCAAAGCCAATACCGAAAAGCTAAAAAAAGAAAGCCAAGCTGCTCTCGAATCCGCTAAAATGGTAGCTGAAGCAAGGCTTCAAAGTGCGGAATTATTTGGCACTGATGAAGAAATTCTTGAAAATAAATTGGCGGTAAATATCGTAGAAGAAAAATTAGCAATCTTCAACGCTGGTGAATTAGACCACAATGCAATTCATGCCAAATATGCAGCTCAAAGAGCTAAAATAACAATTGATGCCGTCAAAACAGGAGAAAAAGAAAAGGATAAACTTATCAAAGGTTATGAAGATGCAAGAGAAAAAGACGATGAACGCCAAATAAAAGAACGTCAGGATCGTGAAAAGAAAAAAGAAGAAGACCTCGCCGATGTCAAAAGGAATTTCGCTCAAGTAACATCGCAAGAAATAGAAAATACAGTGTTCAATTTCTTGCGTTCTGGTATCGACTCCGAACTTTCAGCAGAAGACCGTAAATATCAAAGATTAGTTCAACTCAACGATCAAAGATTAGCAAATAATGAAATTTCACAGGCCGAACACGATGCAAAATCCCTTCAATTACAGGAAAAACATGATGCAAAAGTTCGTGAGCTAAAACGTCGACAAGCCATATTTGATAAAGCAAAAGCAATCTTAGATATTGGTATTTCCACCGCTGTAAATGTTGCAAAGGCTTCTTTAACACCGTGGTTAATCCCGTGGATTGTTGGTACAGGATTAGTGCAAGCCGCCTCGATAGCCGCACAACCAATTCCCGAATTTGAACAGGGTATTGAAGATACAGGAGACGGTAAAAAATATCCGCAAGCCAATGACGGCAAGGGTGGATTTTGGGCAATGTTACACCCCAATGAAGGCGTCGTTCCTTCCGAAGAACTACCAGCCTACAAAGCTTTCAAACGGCTATGGTCAGGTAATATGGCAACTCCAAATTTACGCACGCCCAACGTTCAACCGCTCGTTATTCAGATGCAAAAGAACCAAAGCGGAGTTTATGAACGTGCTAATTCATTTGGAAATAACACTTTCCAAACCGCAAATAACACTAATATTCCGCCAGAAGTCGTGATGGTACTAAACAACGCCGTAACCGTAATAAACGAACTCCGTGAACAACTAAAAGTACCCGTACCCGTAAAGCTCAGTATCGGTCACAAAACCGCCGAAGACATTTTGGATACTGCCAACGAAGCAAAGGAAATTAAAACTAAATCATCAGCCATATCAGCATCATGATCAACAGCACTCAAAACCCGAACCCACATTTCCCCGTATATTTTGCCCGCAGTCCGTACTTCTTCCAAGAAGGCGGACTCGGTAGTCCAGACACGTACAGACAAGCCACCATCAAAAAAATTGATGAAGACTTACTCGTACTTAATCAAGATTATCCGCTTATCTCTGCAAACGGTGGCGTGAAGGGATTCAATTATAATCTTTCCGATATTTTAGCGAATAACCCCGTTTTCAATCAAGTATTACCGCTATATCTTCCAGAAAATGGAATTTCCAGACACGCTTATTATGCTCGCCAACTAACCGTTATCACCATCGGAGCGGACAAAAATCCGTACATTTCTGACCCTCTGGTATTCATTAATGCCAAAGTGCCGTCTTGGTATCTGAAAGAAGAATGGAATTTCTATAAGTCAAATTACGATGCTTTTCAAACCTGTCTGACAAATCGAAATCACGGAATTTTGACGGATATGTACTGTCCACAATATATCTATTACCTCAACACCCTCGAAGACACACCCACAGAATTAAATCTAAAAGTATTAATCCGTAGAAAAAACGGAGATACCGAAACCGTCACCCTTGCCACCATCGAGCAATTAAGTCCTTACGACCTTATTTCGGGGAATGTAACACTATCAAAACTCCCAACCCCCGAAACTATAGAATACTATCAAGCCTATTTCACACAAAGCGATAACGCAAGGGTAAACACGGCCCAAACTTACATAGTCGACCGTATAAATCCCGAACGTGTAACCTATCTCATGTTTCGCAATCTGTACGGACTTTTCGAGACATTGAGATGCACGGGAGAAACCGCCATTAATTACGAATACGAACATCAAAATTTTGATGCGTCTAACATTCTGATTGACTACGCAACCCAAGGCAACGAAGTCTATACATTCAATACAGGAGAAATTTCAGCCAGCGAATTACGTTTCCTAAACTTTGAATTGATGACCTCCCCAGAAGTCTATTTGCTTACCGAAGCAGGCAATATTTTGTTATCCAAAAAAACAAAATCATCCATGATTTACGACCCATCAAAACCGACTGACACCGCCGTTTTTGAATTCAGAAAAGCCAAAACAGATATATATTAATGTAGTGGCGAATAGCATTCGCCACACTCCCCAAACATATATTAATCCTATTCGCCACCCCGACCATGAAACTAATATCCCAAAATACCGAACTCGACATCAACCCCGATACTACCGTAGATTTCAACGGTAGTTCACCGCTTTTCAACCCACTAAGCGGTGACAATACCATGCCATTTGAGTTACCAGGAACACAAAAGAATTTGTCATATTTCGGTAATCCACACCTCCCAACATCTGGCGGAGACGTTCGCCGTGAATTCCCCGTACAGTTATGGTTAGGGTCTTTTTTGTGGCGTGAAGGAACTTTACGGATTAGAAATACCCGAAAAACCCGACAAGGCGTTACAATCTTTGTCAATTGCCAATTCACACCAGGTAATATTCCACAAAAAACATGGTTCAAAAATCTAAACGAATTAGATTTAGGCTCGGAGCGTATTCCAACGGTTCAAAAACTTTCAACATTCTATTATACATTGTCGTGGGCCTCTTTCAATTTACTCCAAACTATCGTGTATTTTTCAGCAGATTATTACGTTTCGATGGAAATATACGCCGATAATACACTAATCGCACGCTCAAATTATACGGGTTATGTACGTGTAGGATTCAACCCCACCGACGCCGACCTAAAAAGAAGATTATCAACATCACAAGGAGAAATAGACGTTTTACAAGGTTCAGTTACCATTAATGAAGAAAAGATTTCGGTAAAGCTCGACAATCAAGCTACTAACGTAGTGGTCAAGTTTGCTTCGTTAATCGCTGGAGATAGCTTAGAAGGAAATGCAAACGGGCGTTATCCAAAAGCTATGCAAAAAATGAGCTATACCACCATCGCCGATACATACTATACGCCCAAAATTGACAATGAAATTTATTGTTTGCCACAAATCAAAAATTTCAAATTCTATTCAGATCTAAACAAGCAATTTTTCGGTATTATCAATGAAGTCATTGACGGTAAAATAGCCCTAAATTCAGACGCCTACATGAGTAGCCGAACCATCATTCCCCAAATCAAACTCAAATGGTTATTCAAAAAACTCTCTGAAATTTTGGGTTATTCCTTCAACGGTTCATTTATCACGCATCCCGAAATATTGAAATTAATCCTATTCAATCTCTATTCAACCGACAAACAAAGCCCTGACACCTCCGTTAATTTCAATGTACATAATGAAGTAATTACCTACGCCAATCATTTGCCACCAATTAAGTTAGGAGATTTCTTTCAGGCTCTCGTAGATGAATTTTGCTTAGGCATAGAATTCAATCCACTAACCAAAGCAATAGATATGTATTTCTTCGATGACGTTATCAACCAACCCGAATTCTTAGACCTTTCGGGTAGATTATCATACGCTCACGAATCCGAAGTAATCGATCTAAAACCAATTCAGTACAAATTTGTAACCGATTCAGGTGATGAAACCGTAACCGATACCGAAGCAATATTTTTACCTAATCCGAGCAAAGAAACCGTAGAAGCCAGCACCGAAACTTACGAAAATAAAGAATTCAAATTCCCCAGTCTGGTCGTAAAGACTGTAAACAATGTACGCCAAATCCCGCAAATAGCACAGGCAGGCGTTTCACCACTTTTCAACCAATCCAAAAATAAAAGCCCATTGCGGTTATTATTTTGGGAAAACAAAAAGGCTGACAACAAAACAAACGACGTATCTTTAACGCTCAACGGAGCCAATAACCTATTAGACAAGTTTCACAAGCAAAAAATAAATTTCCTCAAAAACGAAAAACCATATAAGTACACAACGCTATTAACCCTTCAAGAGTTAGTATCATTCAAATTCAAAAGAAAGATATTTGCTGACGGCGTTTGGTACATAGCAGGAGATTTCCGAGTAAAATTCAAACCATACCACACAAAATTTGAAGTAGAAATTTATCTGCATCGTTGGTATAATGGGTGAAATCTTTCTTTTGTCAGCAAAACAAGAAAAACGGTAAATATTTTTAAAATATCTACCGTTTTTCTTGATACGTATTATATTTTTACCTACCTTTGATATAACAAAAAGGGGGGACGGCTTCTCTTTTAAAATTTAAGACATGCAAAGATATGTACATATACATCAATAAGCAATCAGGAAAGGTATCCGCTCATGGCTCACTAAAAAGCCTTGTGGATAACGAAGAAATTAAAAAGGCAAAGCAAACCTTTTATAATAGTATTGATTTTAGCATAGAAGACTATGAAGACGAAATGGTAAAGATTTGCAAACGTGAAATAGTTCGTTCAAAACAAAACATCTTATAATCATGCTAAAATCAATCCACATTATTGTACAAATAATCTTTTACATATTTGTTGCATTTGTCATTTTAGACACCATGTTAGTCGTTATTCTTTTTACATTAGAACTATTCCATATAATAGTTTTTAAAGAAACAAAAACGTTTGATATTTTTATGATAATGCCTATTGCACTTTTAGGCGGCATTTTTACAGCAGGCTTAAAAGAACATATCGCAGAAATTATTAAAGAGCAAAAAGAACTAAAAAATAAAAAAGCCTACTGATATTCAGTAGGCTTTTTTTATTTCCCCATTGCTTTCAAGATTTTCTGAATCTCAACTAAATTCTCAAACCATTTTATTCTATCAAGTGAGTAGGTTTCCTTGTTTAGGGTAAATTCACGGTCAAATTCTATCCAAAGCTGACGGTTATAGATTTTTATACCTCTATACTCCGTCCAAAGTTGGATATGTTTTGCCCTCGAACCCAATTTTTCAACAAAAACAAAAGGCTCATGGTCAAGATTTTCAAAAGTTATGTTTCGTAAATTCATAATATATATTTTTAAGCATAAACCAATCTCGCTAATTTATCTGTTTCATCCGTATTTCCTTCGCTCAAATATCCCTCCGTAGTCGCAATTCTTGAATGACCTAAAGACTTTGAAATATTGAAAATATCTCCATCCGTTTTAATTCTCGAATTTTCGGCAAAACTATGTCTCGAAACGTGCGTATGAATATGTTTCTTGAGTTCTAATTTCTCCGCAATTGCCCGCAAAGACTTATTTATCAATGCCGTTTTAGCTTCAATCTCCTTTCTAAACTCCCGATGATCAGTCCAGATATGATTTTTCAAAAACGGAAAAATATAATCAACTGGTCGTTTACCTTTTTGGCGGTAAAGCTCCAAAATCTTTTCACTTTTGCTTGTTACCAAAGGCTTTAATAATTTATGGTTTTTGTGTGTTTCGTAAATAATATGCTCACCTTTCACATTTTCCCATTTCATAGTTAACATATCCGAAATCCTACACCCGAAACTGTAATACTGTAATAGGAAAATATTTCTTGCGTGATAATGTACCGAGTTTTCAACTAACTGTAAAGCCTCAATGCGTTCAATATCTTCAAAAGTCAATCTTTCACGGTAGGAGGGAGAAGTTTTCAAAGCCAGTTTCTTAAACGGATTCGGCATAGCACTTTTGTAGAACTCCTCATCAATTGCATCCATGTAGATAGTTTTAAGGGTAGAAATGTTTTTTTGAATAGTGTTATCATTATTTTTTAAAACTTCTTTCAGGTGTTTAATATAGCCCAAAACAAAAGCCTTCGTAATGTCATCAAAATTCAAATAAGCCTTATACGCTCTTAATTTCGAGATAACTGCTTCTTTTCCTCGTAGCGTTCCAGAGTTTTGGAAGTTCTTCAGGTAGCTTTCGGCATAATCGTAAAACGTGCCATTTTTTGAACCAGTTTGCATCTTTCGTTTAATCTCCGCAGGTTCCGCTTCCGACTCCTTCGATACTGCCTTCGCTTGCAAAATCGCTTCTTCTATCAATCTATTCAAGTCCTTATAACCTTTTCGCTTTGGAGATACCCGACGGATCGTAATATTCCATTCTTCGGGTTTTACCGCAAAATTTAGTGAAGTTCTTTGGTGTTTACGGTTTTTTGTAATTCTTAACAAAACCGTGTGCAAGCCATTTTTGTCTGGCTTATTATTCAATTCGGGGGTGAAAGTTATATTCATGGTAGCTACTGAAACACGTGTGAAACTTACTGAAACATCCCTTAAACTCAAAAAACCTTCAATACATGAAGTATTGAAGGTTTTTGCTTGTAACTTGTTGTTACTATGTGATCCCGACAGTAAAGCCGATTTTTACCACAAACTCCTAACTTTCAATACTTTAAGCGTGAATACTTTTCTTTTTACTGAAACACGACTGAAACGTTTTACAGTAATTATTAGACAGAAAAAGCCTACAATGAGGCTTTTTTGTTTCAGTAAATTATATTTTATTAATTATTTATTGATTACTCCCAATAATCGCAACACCACAAACATTACCATCCATAATAAAGCAAGGAAGCCGATAAATTTATACCAGCGTTTTTGGTCGGGGTGCATACTAAAAATCGTTTGATGATGGACGGAAAGCTTCTGTCTTAAACTCTTTTATTGTTTGTTCTGAATACCTATGAATTTTATTGTAAACACAGTCTTCAGATTCGTTATCATCATTTGGCTTACCTGTCATTAATCCATAATAATCGGACTTAAATTGGTCGAGACTTATCTGAGCTTTACCATCTTTTACCAGAATTTCTATAACGTAACTAACATTGCCCAATGAAACTTTATCTACATAAACACTAAAGTTTCCTTTACCAATGATATAGCCAGCTTTTGAGTCTGAATATGAAATAACTGATTTGCTATCTACAAAAGTTCTTGCCAGCCATACATTAGCCTTCAAAAACATTTCTTCTTGGCTCATACCACTTTGAAACACAATATCACGGTAAAGAGGCATTTTGGTTGATTTGTCTATCGGAATTTGAACGGGTACACACCCTGGCATACAACTGTAACACAATGCAGTTAATAGAACAATAGATAATAGTTTCTTCATTTTAACAGACGGTTTAATAATGTAGTTAATTATTGTAAATAAAAATGGACTTAATAAGATGTAGAAGTTTTATGTACAGGGCTTTCGCCCTTCAGCTTCTCAGATTCTAATACCTTTATTTTCTCCAATCTATATTGGGCAACTTCTTCAAGCAGTTGGTTTTTCTCTTCTAATAGTTTTTGATACTCTTTTAGAGGAACTACTTCTACTTTTTCCTCAAATAGTTCTTCTATTGTTACACCGAGCCCTTCCAGAATTTTTGTTTTAGTCACATCTCTTGGATTTTTTGAATTAAAATAATCTACATAGGCCTGATATGTAACACCAATCCTGTCAGCCATTTTGTTTATCGCTATCCCTCTGTCCTCAATATATTTTTTTAAGGCTTCCCCGAAGTGTCTGTTTAGATTCATTATAAATTAGGCTTTACCTCAAAATATTGAGGTTAATTACTTGTATATATTAAGGTAAATTGCAACCTTTGTATCACAATAAGGCGTTAAGTATTACGCCTTACAAATGTAAGGTAAAACACTTGAAAGTAAACCAAAATCTAACTGAAAACTATCAAACGGTATGTCAAAGAAGAAAAGTACAACAGAAGACGCTAAGGAGGAATTTCAAAAAATCAAAGAATCTTTACCCCGTGGATGGATTGGAAAAATATTGGATACTTACTATAAAAAACTAACGGCAAAGGCAGCGTATAATAAAGGCCAAGCCTTTGAAAATATAAGAGATGGGCGTTCCGCTCCAAATCGTGAGGAAATGAATCAAATAAAATCAGTACTGTAACCATGCAATTCATAATCCTTGCTTTATTCCTCTTAGCCATCGGCGTATGGCTGGGCTTTAAAGTCTCAAAAAAATAAACTGCAAACCCTCAAATCATCAAAACCATGATAAAGTATTTAAAAGATTTACCGCAAATTCTGGACGAAGTAGAAAATAACCATTTCGTCAACTGGTCACCATCCGAGAAAGAACAAGCCCTTAGCCGCTTAGACTTCACTCGCTTAGACTATCTATCATTCTTATGTGACGGTGACATCAAAAAAGAAACTCGCCGAGACTTATGCGAAGGTTATGAGCAAGTAACCGAAGCCATTAAAAAAATCAACAATCCGCCTAATAATACCATCAAAGTCCGTTTCCATCAGCCAGAAATTGACCAAGATTTCTTAGTAACCGAGGACGAAAACCGTAAAGCCGACCTCATTGCTTATTCAATCATTACCATTGCTTTTTTGCTATTAGTGTTTTTATTCAAAAGTTAAGGAGGTAAGACAAATACTACTTGGCATTGTCAAAATGGTATTTATGCGGGGTGGTTCCCCGCACAATGAAAGTTTGTCAGCCACTTTCAGAACGTTCTTTTCAGTATGCTGGTGTATTTTAAATCAGGGATGAAACAACAATAGAGGTTTCACTACTTGAGTGGTTTGGTAATATGGTTCAAGGGTTTGGCTCTGCCGAACCCTTAATTTTCCCCAAACCAAAAACTACTGCTTAACCATGAAAAAGATGGATAACTTCCAAAAGTTTTGCCTCCTAATGATAATATTAAATGTCGCTCATTTACTTTTTTTAATCTTTTACAAATGCTTACGATGACAACTGTACCACAAATAATAACCTCCCGTGACATAATCAAAGCCATTGAAGAAGGCGAAACATTTGATGTCAAAACAAGAATTGAATTTCTCCAAATCTTACGAAATGCCCGTAATATCTGTAATGAGCAAATCAAAGAGAATGAAGCCCTTTGGTACTGGAACGACGAACTCTATCACGTAAATAATGCCATCAAAACCCTTGAAAGCTATGAAGTGGTATGTGTCAGATGATGAAATCAGGGCCAATAAAATAGCCCATCATCGTAAAGAGATTGCAGAATGGAAAGATTTTCTAAATAAAGTCTCCTTACCAGGTAATCGACTTTTTGCCGATAGTCAGATAGCAGAACATAACAAGAAATTACAAGCCTTAATAACCAAACCACAATGATTTTTATCACCGCACAATCAATATACCAGCAAACAAACGGAGGCTTAGACATCATTACTGCGTGGATTCCAGAATCTGCAAATTGTGTAACATCCAACAAACATTTCCGTTTTGACGAATCAGACTCTAAAGCCTCTTGTACCCTTTCAGAATACGGCGGGTTTTGGTGGGTCAAAAATTACGGCGAAGATTGGGACCGCATGAGAGGTATCGACGTAGTCATGCGTCTTGAACGTATATCCTTCACCGAAGCCTGTCAATTAATCGCAAGTCGTTTGCAATTAACTGGCGAAGACAACAAAAAAGCAGATTCAAAATTCGAGAATCTGAAAGATGTCATCAAGTCCAACCCAGCAAAGGAAGGACAAATCGAAGGTTTCTGGAACGTCAAAACTCGTGACTTTACTGAAACCGACCTCAAAACTGTATTTGCCGTAAATACATGGCAGCATCTATGTAGAAAACCAGACGGCACATTAGATAGAGAAGAAGGCACAAAAAAAGCAATTGCCATCTGTAAGAGATACAATTTCGCTGCCGTAGAATATTATGAATACGTGAAAAGAAATGATGATGGCTCTTTAAAGCACATCAAATTTACCGCTACCGAAGCCTTCCCGATTTTTGTATATCAAGAAAAAGACTTTTCAAAAATCTACCAGCCAAAAGGAGAATTACGCTTCCGTTATTTCGGGAATCTTCCCAAACAATTCGTTCACGGTTTGGCACAACATATAGAAGTCTATAAGAAGAAGAATGAAGAAATAGACTTCAAATATCAGTCAGATATTGAAAAGGCACAAGCAAACGGCATTGAACCAGGTGAAAAGAACTGGCCTCGTGAACCAACGCCGTGGCAGCACCCACAATTGGCCATTGGCTCAGGTGGTTCAGATTGTCTCAATATCGAAGCCATGGGCGTGCCACCCGTTTGGCTCAATTCAGAAAGTGATATTGAAAGATTATCCGATAATATCATCAACGAAATTAAGAAAATAGCTAAATACGTCTATATTCTTTTCGACTTAGACGATGCAGGAAAGAAATTCGCTCATAAGCTCAATATCAAGCATTTGTCTTTAAGAACGGTTTTTCTTCCCGATACACTTGCTAATCAGTACGATGCCAAGGGAAAACCTTGCAAAGATTTACGGGACTACCTGAACCTCCGTACCAGAGCCGATTTCAAAACATTACTCAATAACTCAAAACCATATCAGTTTTGGGAAGAAGAAATTCCCGTAAATCGTGATGGTACAAAGAAATTCAAGGACGGAGAAGTTATCAAGAAATTCACGATAATCACCACCTACGCAATCAACTTTTTGAGCCGTTCAGGTTTCGGGAAATTGCAAGTAGGAACGGAGCAGGACGGAACGCCATTATACCAATTTATTCAGCTCAATGATAATGTAATTGTGCGAGTAACTGGTGACGATATGAGGGCCTATTTAAGTTCATTCTTAGATTCAGGTATGTTCGACTGGCGATTGAAAGAGGTTTTTTCAAACACCGCTCAACTATCAGATCCGCAATTGCAAAAGTTATTGACATTAACCGTTGATTTCAACGATTTTGACGAAAACACCCAATACAAAACCTTTCAAACGGGTGTATTGAAAATCACGAAAGATGAAATAACGGAAATCAAACCCGAAAAGTCGGTCGTTAAAATTTGGCAGCATGAGGTAATTAAGCCAACCAACTACGCCGAAGCAGTCAGAATCAAGTATGCAAGATTGAAATTAATGAATCCGATGTTTGAAATCTTCAAAGATGACCTCGGCAGATTTAGGATTAAGATTTTGGACAATTCTTGTCTATTCTTCCGCTTCCTTACCAATGCCTCCCGCATTTGGTGGCGTGAAGAACTCGAAGACCGTCTGGAAGAAAAGTACAGTACGGCAGAAGAACGCAACGATTACCGTGAAAAAAACAGATTCAATATTCACGGGGAATTATTAGATGATGACCAGATACAGGAGCAAGAACAACACCTTATCAACAAAATAACCGCATTCGGTTATATGTTGCACGGGTATAAAAAACGCTCAGAGGCTTATATGCCGTGGTTTCAGGATCACGTGATGCGAGACACCGAAAAGTCGCAAGGTGGAACGGGAAAAAGTACGGCCATGGAAAGTTTGAAAATCCTGATGTCGACAAAGATTATTGACGGCAGGAGGGAAGAAGGCGGATTAAATGACAAGTTCTTTTTGGCGGGAGTTACCAAACACACCGATTTTTTATTCATCGATGACCCCACGAAAAGCAGTAACATTCAGCAACTTTTCAATATGGTGACGGGTAACATGGAAGTGAGAGATTTGGGAAAAGCACCCCGAACAATTGACTTTCACGATAGCCCAAAAATTGGTGTAGCATCCAATTTCCCGCCCGCCAAATTGGATGTTTCGTTAGCCAGAAGGATAAAGTTTAGCACATTTTCAGACTATTATCACAACAACGCCGACCGTATTTATCGTGAAACTCGCAAGATTTCGGACGATTTCCAGAAAGATTTGTTCAGCCAATTTACCGAAACCGAATGGAATGCCTACTTCAACTTTATGGCACAATGTTGCCAAGCATTTATGCAAGTTGGTTACGTCGATACACCTGGGGATAATGTATTGATGAATACCATCCGAAACGAAATCGGGCAGGAATTCATTGAATGGGCAGACTTGTATTTTGATGTTACCTCCGATAGGTTAGATACTTATATCCGCAGAAAACCAGCATTTCACGACTATGAGAAAAGCGTAAAGTATTCATGCGGAGACAAGAAGTTCAAAGACAAGCTCCGCCAATGGGGTGTTCTCAAAGGCTTCTATCTCAATCCAGCCGAATGTATTGGCTACCGAAAAGAAGGAGAAAGAATAACGGCCCAAGGTTCAGAAATATACTTCGACCCGAAAGAATCAATTTGGAAGGTTATCCCCAAAAAGAACACGATTGAATATTTCTATCTAAGAACATCCATTGAAAAACCTATTTCGGATTTCTATGATGAATTTGACAGTCCAGCACCACAAACAATTGTTCCAACTCAACCCAAAACGGATGGATTAGGGTTTTAAAAATTAAATAGATGAATCCAATTTCAATAGTAAAAAATATAGATTGTGAAAAAGGAATGAAAGATTTTTCAGACGGTTTTTGGGATTTGGCTATTGTTGACCCGCCTTATGGAAGTAGTATGATGTCAAAAAATAAAAAACAAAGGCATAAGACAACTACCACAACATATAGGAATAAAGAAATACCTCCAGAATCTTATTTCAATGAACTTTATCGGGTTTCAAAACGACAAATTATTTGGGGATGTCAATATATGTTACCGTTTATGAATCCTAAAGGTTCCTTTATTGTCTGGGACAAAAAAGCTGACCCAGATTTACATAATATGTCAAGTTGTGATATAGCGTGGTATTCTGAGAGAGAGAGAATTAAAACATTTGATGGTCATTGGTGCGGAGCTGTTAAGTTTGAAAGAGAACCAACTATTCATATTCATCAGAAACCCGTTGGGCTTTATTCTTGGCTTTTAGAACACTACGCTAAACCAGGTGATAAAATCTTAGATACTCATTTAGGCTCACAGTCATCACGCATAGCGGCGTATAAAAAAGGTTTTGACTTTTGGGGCTTTGAGTTAGACGAAGACTACTTCAACCAAGGCAATGACCGTTTTAAAAAGTCAATAGAAATGCCACTTTTTGACTACATTCTGAATCCTGCATTATCAAATCAACTATCAATAGTTTAACAAAAAAAGGCTAACCATGCTCGTAACATGGTTAGCCAGTAATCAAAACAATAAAAAACAAAGAAACGCATGAAAACTGAAAAACAAAAATTAGCAGCTCGCAAAGCCGAAACCATTGCAAGAGTTTACCGAGAAGAAATAGACTCAGATACGGTTTTTTCTCCCAAACAAAAAAGTATAGTCAATCAAGTTGTGACCTTGTTAGAGGAACTTAAAAACGATTTGGAAGCATGATAGCAGACATCGAAATCCTTAATAACAATATCTCGAAATCTTACGAAGCGATAAGCAAGGGCTACATAAAAGCAAACCTAATCAGTATTCGAGACAACGCCTTGCACATCGCTCGTATCGTAGAAAGAGAAATTGGCTATTCCGTTAGGGGTTCAACAATTGAACCCCCAAACCCCCAAAATATCGAAACCTCCGTAATTCAGTGTAAATACTGTAATTATAGTACGGATAAAGGTATCGCAGGAATAAAAGCCCATCACGGAATAAAACATAAAAACCAGCCCAAACAATGGACGTAAATGTTTGCCAATTACCACCAAAGCCGAACCGTTTGACATGGTGGACAAACCAACCCCGTAACCGTTTCTTTATTTTGCTTGGTTACTGGTACTCCGAAGAAAAAAGCGAGTGGCGTTTTGAATTACGAGAAGTAGGTAAAACCAAATCAGTAATTCACCCAGAAGCCTATTTCAATGAAATCGTTGAAAAAGGATTATTAATAGAAGTTTTAGAGGAAAAATTAATTAATTAAAAACAACATCATGAATATTTAAAAATCTGCTGCAAATGATATTGCTACCCAAGTATTAGCAAACAATAAAAAAGAAGTTGACAAACTTAAAAATTTATTAACAAATAGAGTTAGTGAGGAATGGCTTAAAACTGTTCCAACTGAAGTTATAGAATTACATAAAAGTGAAAATAACGGATATTTAGAAAAAACACATTCTATTCGATTATGCGGAAATGGATTTAATTATCAGTACGTAAGTATAAAGAATAGCCTGCCTTATAATTCTACTAATAATTTATCGCCAGATGAGACTACAGCCAAAGAGTTATTAAAGCTATATAATCAACATCAGGAAAGTCTTCATAATTATAAAAAGCTTTTAAAAAATGTAGAAGCTACTTTAATTAGTCTCCGTACTTACAAGCGTATTTCAGAGCATTTCCCCAAAGCAATACCATTTTTGCCAAAAGTTGAAAATACTGAAGTAGCTATCAATTTAGATGATTTAATTAGTCAGATTAAGTAAAATAACCAACATTATGCCAACACCCGAAACAATGGATTTAATCCGAGACGTACTAAAATTGATGGCCATAATTATCTGGACTACTGGAGTTTTATTATGGCGATATACCCGAATGTTTGATGATGAATAAGTACAAAAGCCCTTGAAAGTTCAAGGGCTTTTTTGTTGGTCTGTCCTTTTTGTGGGTATCGTGTAAGTATAATTTTATCAAAAAAACAAGGAAAACATGGCTGCCGAAATAGATTTATCTCCCAAAATTCAAAGATTTAAGCAAATGGCGGGCGTTACAATTTTGCATAAATTCAACTTCTTCAAACCTGATGGTACTGCTTTTGACATTACGGCCTACAATATTAGAGTATTGGGGATTATCAGTAGCACAGGGCAGACTTTAACTGATTCAGTTTTTAGTAATGAGGTGCTAAATAGTGCTAATTCTAACCGAAATGGTTTGTTTTTGCGTGAAGGAACGGTAAATGAATTGGTATTTCTTTATGACGTTATCACGGATACCTCACTATTTAACCAAGCTGCCGAAGGAGTGTTCTTATTCAAATTAATCCTGACAGATACACAAGGTATTGATAGTTGCCCTTATGTTTTTGAGCATAACAGCAAGAAAACCAATATTTCTGAAATTGACAGTACGTCTTACATCGCCAATACTGTCAATATCACCTACTCGCAAACAACAGTTCAATTGAATGTAACCATCCAAACATTATTATAATGAAAAAACTATTCCTGCTGATGTTGCTCTGTACGAGTATAGTCAGCTTTTCGCAGAATGTTCTATCTACTAAAGACTTGAAAGATGCGACATATCGGTATAGGCATATTTCTTCACAGAAAAATTGCCCAACCTGCCCAGTACCAAAACAAGGCTTTGACCTTACGTCAGACACCCTTAAAAAGTACGTAGAGTTGAATACGGCCATCACGAAAATGAAGCCAACGGCTCGTATTCCTGTTATGACATATTCTGATTCTGATAGTTCGTCAACGGGTGAAATTTTGACTAATTATACCTACTTAGGAAAACCAGTATATCAAGAAGCCATTTACGGCCCTGTTTTATCGGATGTTTTAGGCGTGAAAGGAGGTATTGATAAACTAATAGATATTTCTGGATGGGTTGGATACACACAAGTATATACAAATGGCCGACAAACTTACCATAATGCTTCTTTTTGTCGAAAGTGTGACTTTGCCTTTTACGATAATATGTTGGTTGTGAATCAAAAATTGACCGACCCAACCTATCAAATCAACCGAAGATTTTATTTAAAATTCCGTTATACAAAACTGTAAAACTGTAAAAACATGAAACTATTAATTTTTCTTTTGCTGATCTCCTTATCAGGATTTTCACAAACTTTTGTCAATATGCCGCCGCTTACAAGAGGCGAAGCAAAAATGTTAGAAAAAGGAATTGTCGATTATATCGCAAGTTACCCAGATTCTATTTCATCGAGCTTATATGCAAAACTGGAGAATATCAGACTCTATTTAGAATCAAACTCCAGCACTCCAGTTGCCTTTACGAATATCCCGATGAAAATAATTGACTATATCGAGAGTCGGCATTATCAAGGTTCGATATACAATTGGCGGGAATCAAACTCTACAGATAAGCGACAAATTGATATGGAGCAGGCTAACATAAATAGGTCACAAATAGAATTAGGGAAAAAACAGTCAGAACTACTAAACAAAATCAGTTTTCAAAAAAAATATTTTGAGTTGATTGGCTTGCCAGCTCCCACAAATTGAACTCCCCCGATCCCCCAAATCAAAAACACACAATTTAACTGTAATAATGGTATGAAAAGAGTATTGGTTTTGTCGGGAGGTGGTGCAAAAATTGGCTTTCAAGCTGGTGTTTTCAATAATTTGGAAAATCAAGACTTTGATGCCGTTTTTGGTACGTCGTGCGGAGCAATTTGGGGTGCCATGGTGGCACAGAATAAAACGGATATTGGCGAATATTTGATTCTGAATTTGGACAATGAGGATATTTACAAGGGAAATTTAAGCCTTTGGAATATCGTAAAACGTTTGATTTCAGGCAAAAACTATCTTTTGGATATGTCACCGCTTCGGTCATTATTGACAAAATATGTCAAGAAAGCTGACTTTGTTATTCCTGCTTATTTTATGTATGTGGATTTTACGACTGGCCAATTGATTGCAAAATGCTCGGATGATTGCAAAACCGATGCGGAAATTGTTGACGCAATCATGGCCAGTGCCATGATGCCGATTATCATGCCACCCGTTGAGAATTTTGTTGATGGGGGAGTATATGCAGTTTGTCCGCTTAGTGAAGCAATTAAGCATAAACCCGATGAAATTGTAATAATCAATTGTTTCAATCGTAAAAATCGGTCGGTTGCGAGAGGTTCAAAATTGTTGCAATTAGCGGAATGGCTTTTTGTCAATTCAATGAGTGAGACTATTGCCCGTAATTCAGTAGATACTTTTTTGATGATTAATCAGATCATGAAGCAGATTCCTTCGCAAGAATCTTGTATTATGATAGACGGAGAATTGAAAGACGTCAAGTATTTTAATTATGATTTATACGAACCTACTGACGACTTAGGCGACACGATTGACTTTACCCCAACGCCGATGGAGAAGCGATATTTTCATGGAAGAACAAAAGCATTAGAGAACTTCAAAAATAACCCTTATTAAGATGAAATCATTATTCACATTAATTGCCTTTGTGCTATTAGCACATCATATTATCAGTGCCGACACCAAACTTTTGGCAAATATTAGTAGCGTTCAAAACGGTAGCTGGCATAGTACAAGTACATGGAGCGGTGGCGTAGTGCCGACCTACGGAGACGACGTAACGATTAGTCACGTGGTGACCGTTACCGATACTGCAAAGTTGAAAAATTTACACTACGCAACGGGTGGCAATTTGGTACTGGCCAACTTTGCTTTTTTGAAAATGCGACCATGACCGTTAAGGGAGATATATTGATCTATAATGAAAAGATGTGCAAGCAATTGAGAATATCTGACATCGTAAGGATAGAGAGTTGTATGCAAAATTATTGTATGGTACAACTGGCAAACAAAAAAATATTGGTTGCCTATTGTTTAAAACGATTTTCCGAACTGCTTGACAATCGTTTATTTGTGCGGGTTAGTCGCTCATGTATTCTCAACGCAAATCTAATAGACCGTATTGACGAAGACGGAAAGGTATTCAGCCGAAACCAGCACATTGCTACTTATTCAAGACGATACCTTCAGGCATTACGAAAATAAACCCTAACCACTAAACCCGCCCAGCACTGCATTACTAATGCAGTGCTTTTTTTGTGGCTATAATGAAGTGTTGGCGTATTTACGTGTACAATAGTCTATTACGTCTATGGTATTACTTATATACAATTATGGACAAATACGCACAAAGCAAAATAACTGAACGGCACTCCGCTTTTAGTGGCGTTTTTAAGTTTTTTGCATTTTCAAAATTAATAATCACCAAAATAACTGTAATACTGTAATACTGTAATTAGTCGAACTTTTTTTTATTTAATTATCTGTAATTCAGTGGCTTATATTATTACAGTTATTTTTTAAGAACTGTAATTTTAAAGAATTAATTACAGTTTTACTGTAATTAACTATAAATAGAGCTTTGCAACAATGGTGCAATTACACTTAATTACAGTTAATTACAGTTATTCTTACAAATCATTACAGTTCGTTTTTTTTGTAAATGCCTGATTATCAAGTTAAATTACAGTATTACAGTATTACAGTTATTTTCCATTTTCATCTCCTTCGCTCTGCAAACTTTTCAGAGTGAAACTGCCGTAAAATCGTGGGATTTTCCAGCCAGTCAAAAAAACGATAAAATTTTCTTCTTAGAATTGTTCTATTTATTGTAAATCATTGATTTGTATAAAATTTGATAATTAGTTTACTCTAAATATTAGTTTAGTCTTACCTAAAATTGGTATTTTTTTAGTATCTTAGTATTAAATAATCTTGTCTATTTTTAATAAAACGTATGATTTTTTAAAGAATATTGACCGTAGTATGTCTTTTGTTTTTCTAAGAAATTATATAAATATTTTGCTATGATACTAACCATAAAACTTAGTAAAACGGTTAAGAAGTTTCTTGATCGTTATCATCCCCGAATTATTAAGGGAGAACCGCACGATGAAATTGGCTGGATGATGTTAACAATCTTGTCTAATTCAGATAATCGTGTGAAATATGAATGGCTTTTTGAGCAGAATGGCATAAAGGTTCGTTCGGGAAATGTACACGAAAAGTATGATTTCAGCGAGGAGATTACTATTGAAATTGCCAATTGGCGACTCGAGCATATAAATCGACAAAAATTTGATGCACAATCAATGGTAGAAATTAACACCTATCTCCGTAAACTATTACTCCGCACTTTCATCAATTATATGATAGTAGAAGTTGACGTAAATAAAGGTTTCATCAACGATGCAATTGCCCACTTTCAAGCATTCTACGACCTTTGTGACGATGATTTGAGTGCCGATACTTGCAAAAGATTTTGGCAGAGACACAAAAATGATGCGTCTCCGCACAGAAACATTTTGCATGAGAATATTACAACACGAAGACGGGCGGTCAAAAGTCGGGGGATTTCTCCAACTTAGCATTTTTCAATCTGCTGAAATTATTCAGCAGGAACATCCGTGTTTCCCCTTATTTCGTGTAATTCCTAAGTATAATAATACTCCGATTCTTACTTTGTTACCAAAAGATTCGTTGAAAGGCTCATTGTCTTTTAGCGAATCTTTTTCCGTTTCAGGAGCGGAAAAAGGAATGGAAATTAAGGCGTTCAGTGATGTTGATACTGATTATCAAGATTTTCAGGATTTTTACGACACCTACTTGCAAGGGAAAAACCTTTGTGTAGAAGTAGTAAATATGAACGGCGTTACAAGAGTCATGAACCCCGTTCGAGTAAAATGCCAATATGCTATTTCTCCCGAATATTCAACTTCTAACACCTTTGAGCTATTATTTGAACCCGCAAAATTCAACGAGTACAAACCACGCAAAATCATTAAAACGGTAACTGCCGAAACCCGCTTTTATTCGGGTGCTGCATTGTCGGACTGTACGGTAGAATTAGAAGACTATTGTAATACAGAGGTTTTCAAATACGGTTATTCGGCGGTGAATGATCTTTCGCAAGCTACATTTTTGAACAGTGGCAATTCCCCAGTTTTTCAGGCAGTTTCAGACGGTAAATACTACTTTTTTGCCGTGAATAAGTCCGCCCCAACGCTTTTCGAATCGTATTACATCAACCTAAATATTGCAGAAACCATCAATACTGATTCCGAAAATGGGAAATCAGTCGATGGTGATATTTCAAATAACGACTATAACGGCTCCGTGGACGGAGTATAATAATTAATCAAAATGAAAAAACTACTAATTGCCTTACTGATGTTATCCAGTGCTTTTTTGGGAAAAGCACAGACAAATTATCTATTACCAGGTGGAGTGGCTGGGGTTTCGGTTGGTTTCCATCATCCTTACATTCTCAATATGAATCAGAAGGATACTTCTGATGCCGTATCGCAAGAAACTTACTGGTTCAAAAATACTCACGGTGGATTTCCAGATGCCAACATTTCAGTTAATACCTATTTTGATAATACCACAACCAACTGGGTAAAAATTAGCTGTTATGATTTTACTAAAAGTACACTATTACGTACAGTAAACGTGGCCCCGAACGTCAGAACGTTTTGGAATTTTGATGAAACAGGTGCGTTAATGTCGAAAGGAACTTATTACTGGAAATTTGAAAATGTTGCCCTGCAAACTCCTCAGTTAGTAGCAGATACAAAATTTTGTGAGGCATATTCCACCGTAGAATTATATGTAACTAATAACGATGTCAATTTGCCTTCAGGTTACACCTTACGCATCAAGCCAGGGCAAACCCTTTCAGGTTTTCAATTACTACAAACGCTCAGTACAGCGTTTCAAATTAAGGCAGGTGCAAATCCTGGTATTTATACTTTTAAGTATGAAGTGTTAAACGGAACAACAATTATTGGAGAACAAACAGTAACGGTGAATATTGCTGCAGGTGTTGATTATTGTCTATTAAGTATTACCGACATCAAGACAGCATCAACGGGTATAAATATATATGATGTAACATTAAGTTCTCCAAATAATAATATTAACCCATTCAACTATAAGGTTTTACGCTTGCCTGACCTCGCAATAGTAAAACAAGGTACGACACCGCCCGCCGATGACAATAAGGAACAAATAGACCTTACTGGTGTGCCTACGGGAACTTATAGAGTAGTTTTTGAAAGTACCACAAAAGTTTGTTCTGCTATTTATTCAGTTGAACACGTTTTAGCTTCTGAAAGGTGTAGTATTAGTATTCCATCAATTGACAAAATACCTGGAACGAATAGCTATAAAGTAAATGTAAATTTTTCGGGTGTTAGTTCGTATAAGTATAGTTCTAATTTAAATGACGTTTCTGGATTATCGCAAACTGCTTCAAGTTTCACGATTAATCTTGATGGTATTACTTCTGCTACTTATTCTATAAGAGTTGACGGAGTTGGAAAAACTTGTTCGGCAAGTGAAGATATTATTCATTATTTGAGTGCTGTTCCAGCAGGGTCAGAAAGAGTTGAAACATACGTGAAGCTATTGGCTAATTATAAGGACAATTGGATAATTGCTGGAACAAATAGTAAAGGTGGTACAAGAGATTATGATACTCAGAGCAGACACGTTGAAACTGCCACGAATGTGACTTGGCAAAGCTATATTTCTGATTTCAATAATCCGTCGAACGCTATTAATGCTCATGCAAGTATTAGTTTCCAGAAAGATACAGCCCGAAATGAGCCTAATATAAGCGTTTTGGTGACACCTTCAAAGTTGATTTTGCAACAAAGAAGCACTAAGAACTTAGCTACAACCGTAATAAAGACACTTGATAGTTTGAGTGTTCCAATCTGGGTTCGTCTCCGAAAAATCGGTAATAACATCACCGCTGAATATTCGAAAACCGCAAGTATGAATCCAGTTTGGACTACGATTTCGACCGTCCAAAATGTAACAAATAATTGGGGGAAAACTTATTATAAGACATTGGGCGTTGGGTCAACCACCTCCAACTACATAGCAGAAGCCCGATTCCGTGGCCATCTCGGTGGGCAAATATCTTTTGTGACCCAAACGCCTAACCCTCCTACAATTGCCTCAGTACCTTCTACTCCCGTAGCAGGCAATAACGTAACATTCTCCGCAACTGGTTGTGCGGGTTCAGTCAATTGGTTTGCTAATAATGTTGGTGTAGGAGCAGGAGCAAGCCTAAGCATTACCAATGCTGTTTCGGGTACGGTATATGCGGCAAAATGTACTATAAATGGAAAAGTTTCGACATTGTCATCTACCATCACCATTGGCAATAATAATGGATTGTTATCGTGTAAAAATGGCAGTAGCTTCGATATTGCAAGCGTAACCGCTACTACAGGAACAATTTACTCGGTTGCTTTCAATGCCGCTAACTTGTCATCCGCCACCGTAAAAATTAAGAATGCGGCAGGTGTAGAACAACGTTCTTACACGCACTCAGTCACTTCAAATCCTACCGTAATTAATGCTGGCGTTCTCTCATCAGGTACTTATACGCTTGATTTTGTTGGGTTAAGTTGTAACGGTACTGCTTCCAAAACTTTCACAGTGGTCAATAATAATCCATCGTGTATCAACGGTTCGACATTTGATATTCTTTCGGTAACGCAAGGAACTGGCAATAATTATTCGGTTCAATTCAATGCCAATAATCTAAGTAATGTTAATATACAGGTCAAAAATTCTTCTAATGTACTTGTTAAGGAATTTAACAGCACTGTAGTTTCAAATCCACAAACCTTCGATTTAGGAAATTTGTCTGGAGCTTATACCCTCGTTTTGAACGGAATATCATGTCAAGGTCAGGCTTCAAAAGCGTTTACGGCTACGGGAACGTTACAAGCTCCTGAAATTACAAGTAGCGTTATTCCTTCCGTTGTGGGTGCAAATATGACACTTACCGCTACCAATTGTAGCAATACGGTAGATTGGTATAAGAATAATACGTATGTTTCATCGGGATTAACGATTGATATTATTAGTGCTGTTTTGAACGATAGTTACAAGGCAAAATGTAAAGAAGGTTCTATTTCTTCTGCATTTTCTACTGAAATTATTATTCAATCAGTTGGCGGAACGACTACGCCACCGTCAATTACATTCGGCACAAACTACCTGAAAACAATTGCTATAGAAACCCAAACAGATAAATTTTCTGTAGCTGCTTTTCCTACAATTGGGACAAAATTAAAATCTTGGGATGCGACCCGCCAAATAGCTAAATACCCAATTATTTGGCATTCAAAACTTACAAATTTTGTAGCAGCGAACAAAAGAACTTGGGACTTAGGTATTTCATCACCAACAGACATCAAACCATGGCTGCTTAATCAGGAAGGAGATGGTATCCGTTGTCAGGATTTCATTTTGTACGCAAATCCCAATACGGGTTTACCTTGGACAGACGGAAATGATCCTGAGTGTGGAAAGTCCGTTGATAATTTCACCTCATCACGCCCATTTCAATATCGTGTCAAAGCCGAAGGGGGAACTGCTTTATCCATGAATGGATGGAGTCTTGAACGATATTATGACGAAGGTGTATCATATACAAATGCTGACATATTTGGATATGGTGATAAGGTTGGAAATAAATCAAACACGGGTTTCTCTGTAACCGACGTGGAAAATGGCGAGCATGGCCGTTTTGAAGAAATACCAATTGTTATTGGTATGGCAGATAATACTATGGGTGCCGCCGTTTCGATGTATAATCAGGCAATTAATGGAGTATTCCCTGACCGTTCGCATTATCCACTTGACTATGTAAATGGCGGTTATCCATCTACGCATATAAATTTAGACGGTACTCCTACCAACGAAGCAAATAATGTAATTAATGCCGCTTGGAATCCTGCTAATAAGGTAACAATTACTTCAAGAGGGATTAATAATAAGGGATTAATTGATTACCCAAATGCGTGGGAATCTTCTGAAATTTCTTGTTATGCTTCAGCAGCATTTCACCAAGGCGAAGAAATTTATTACGACAATAATAACAAATCATTACACCGAACAACAAACAAATTTGGAGTAAATAGGAATGCAGAGCATATTATTGCCCATACAATATATTCTACTCAGGTACGCAAATGGCATTTACGCAAAAATTTTAACGATAGACGATTTGTTACCCTTGCCAAAACACTTTGTGATAGAGGGAATATTGGGTTAACTACCTTTGACAATGGTAGTACTTATGTAACAAATGAAGACTTACAAGCAAAGCACCTACCACGTGACCTTGCCTTCATGAAAACAATGTTTACCGCATTTGAAGGATCCTACTATTATCACTGGGATAGAAATACTGCGAATAAAAATATTGACGGCTATAACGGAGATTTATTTGCAATAAACTTGATTAATCAACAAAAATCATTAAGTCAAGGTAATGTTTCATTCGTTGATAAATTTGATTCATTTGACTTTAAACTTTGGACTGCTGAAATTTCTTACGATGGAGGTACAACATGGAAGCAAGAAAAAGGCGTGGATTATATCATGTCTCAAACTTCAATCCCACACGCACAATGTATCACAAATGATGGCGTGTGGGCAGTGTTTTTGGCACGTCCTGAAAACACCGAATTAAAGGCTTGTAAACTTAGAATCAACTACAATGGTAATTGGAGATATTTAGACATTACGGCTGATATGTGGGATACAACTGACCCTGCCTACGCAAATACTTCATTATCAAATTTGCCTGATGCCGCTAAGGATTTCTATTATAATCTCATTGATTTAGCAGCTGGAAGTAGCTCGGTAAATGTCAATGCACCTTCTATTGCTTCAAATCCAACAGTACCTGTTGAAGGAACTTCAGTAACATTTACAGCTTCAGGATGTTCAGGTACCGTAAAATGGTGGCTATCTGATGCTAATGTAGCAACTGGACTAACTTACACTGTAACTAATCCAACCGCAAATAATAGCTATTTTGCTACTTGTACTTCAAACTCTGTAACGTCTTCAAGCAGTAATACTATTAGTATTACTGCTAACTCAAATACTGAAACTGTACAGCTTATTGTATTTGTAGGAGAATCCAACGCAATACCCAAAAATGCCGCAGAAACTGCGTCAGCAGGTGACTATGGAGTCCGTTCAGGTGTGAAAATCTGGAATAGTAATAATAATACATTCGAGCAAATGAATGTTCCTACCAATACAACCCTCAACCAAAATGCTCGAATTGCAGATGGTTGGGGTTGGGAAGTACAACTTGCTAACCTTCGCCAAAACGGAACAATCAACAGAGATATTCGCATTGTGCAAACAGGCCAAGGCGGAGCGTTAATTGGTCAATTCAATACTGATTTTGCAGAAGGCTATTGGCCACAATTACAGACAAAAATTCTGGCTGCAAAAGCGGCAGTAATTGCCGAAGGTAAAACGCCAATTTTTTACGTTATGTACTCGCAAGGAATCAATAATGCTATTTCTTACAATCAACCTCTAAACGACCCAACACATTTCCCAGGTTTATCAGGTGCAGCATATTGGCAAGCGGCAACATTGGCCAACTTTGCAAATATTAGGAACTTAACAGGAGCGAATACGAAAATCTGTATGACAAAATTCATTAATTCATACGGGACCTACTTGAATTCAGCTATTGACAATATCGTTAATGATAACCCATCCCTCAATTTTTCAATTAGTAATTCAGGATTATCCGCTCAAGCGGATGGACTTCATTTTGATGCAGCATCTACAAAAACAATTGTTGACCGTATGGTTAGTATGTTAGGGCTTGCAAATGTAACTACACCTTCACCTTCACCAACTGTTCCTGTAGGTTCTGTAACTATTACAGAACCTAACCAACCAATAAACCATTATCGTTCTTCAACAGGAAGTCCAGATATAATTAGTAGATATTACTTAAATTTTGATGATAATGTATATCTCGAAAATAGCGTAATGAAAGTAGGGATTTCGCTACGTGGTGGCGGTGCAATTACGTATTTCTCGAAGGCAGGAAGTACGATTAATGTTGTAAATAATGCAAATGACGGCGGTATCGGACGCCAAATTCAACCTGATTACTACCAAAAGCCAACTAATTTCTCTGTTCCAGGTAAGACAACATCGGTGCATTTCCCAAACAATGGGTACAACACAACACTTGGCGGGGATGACTTCCGAAACGTTCCAACGCTGCTTAATTATTATGCAACATCAGACGGATATTACCTCAAATTCAAGCCACTTGTTTGGGGGATAGACGGTCATATATCTGAAATCACAATGGAAGTTCTATACAAATTGGAAGGGAATAGCCTAAAAGCTACCTATACCTATACTTCGGAACGTACCGACAATCAAAGATTTGTCCCTACAGATGGACAGCTAAGTTTTGACGGGTGGTCTATTCCAACGCTTCACATGAATAAGTTCTTTACAAAAATTCATACTTATGGCAGACTTCCTGACCAAAACAATTCACAGGATATTACACAGGATTTACCTACTAATCCAAAGAATACCACAACACCATCTTTTACAAATCTATACCCCAGCAATGGCTGGGCAGCTATAGAAGCACCATCGCAAAATTTCACCCTCGGTATTATTAATAAAAATATCGGATATGTACGTTCGGAACGGAAAAACATTGTTAACGAAAATCAAGCCGACGATAAAGATGATGCCGTAACGATTGTAGAATTTTTAGACAGCCCACCTTCGATAGACACAAATCTCAAACGTGTCCGAGTGGACAATGTGTATTTCACGCTCGGTACGGTAGCAGAAATCAAAGCAAAAGCTGCAGAAGTGCCTACAAATTAAAAGAAAAAAACAAGTTGATTGAATGGAATTATAGTCCTTTAATCACCTTGTTTTTTTGCCAAATTTTGGAACATGAAACATCGCAATTTCCATCTTATCCACGCCATAAATTCCGCACCGATGCACATTTCAAAGTCGTCGGCAAATGCGTATTTCCCTCAAGTAGTCAAGTTGATGACGACTGATTTAAAATCGTTTTATGATGATGATTTTGAGGAAAGCGAAGAACAAAAGCAGGAAAACAGACAGCGTTATTTGTCGCAGTTTTCGGCATTTACTACTACCCCATACGTAGAAAGTTGGTACTATTCATATCCACCAGTTTTATTGAATGATAATGTATTGGTCATCAATATTCAGGGTGCCATAATGAAGGATGATTATTGTGGAAATGCGGGAACGAAAACAATAATGTCGTGGTACGAATTAGCGAAAAAAGACACCAAAATTAAGGGTATCATTGAGCTTTGCGATTCTGGCGGTGGGGCTGTTTTGGGAACAAAAGAGTTAGCAGATTATAAGTTAAGCTATCCAAAACCAATCGTTTCATTAACGGAAGGAATGCGATGTTCAGCAATGGATTTTATTGCCTGTTCTTCTGCTTGGTTGATGGCTACTTCAGAAAACTGTTTATGTGGTTCTATTGGCGTTATGACTACTTATGTAGATTATACTAATTATTACAAAGAAATGGGAATTGATGTTCAGGATATTTACTCAAAGACATCACCATTAAAAAACAATGCTCATCGACTTGCTAAAGAAGGCGATTTTTCGGGATTGACAGATGGGATTTTGTTCAAACTTGATGAAACATTCATGGATTTTGAGAAGGCTCAACGTCCAAATATCTCAAAGGAAGCCTTGCAAGGTGCTGACTTTACGGCTATTGAAGCGATGATCCACGGCATTATGGACCAGATTGGAACTTTAGAAGATGCCTACGAAAAAGTATTAGAATTAAGTGCCGACACTAATAATTTAACCCCAAATAAATACGTACAAATGGCTAAGAAACAAAGAACTGTAAGTTCTTTCATGTCGCACATGAAAGAATTTTTTGCAGGCCCTGATGAAGTAGAAGAAACTTCTGACGAAAATACGGAATCTACCGAAGAAGAAGCAGCTGAAACGGAAGAAGAAGTAACGGAAGAAACTACCGAAACAGAAGCTGAAGCAGAAGACAAGGATGCAATTATTGCTGAATTGAATGCAAAATTAGCAAAAGCAGAAGCTAAAGGGAATCAGATGCCTGCTAAAGCTCCTACAAGAGTTTTACCAGTTGGAAATCAGGAGAAATCTCCGATCGCTACGGATAAAAAAGATTGGACAAAAAGCAAGGCTGAACACGTTGCGAAAGCGAGAGCTTTAGGACTTCTTTCGTAGTCTGAAAATATAAAGTTTAACCTTTAAATAACCTTATAAAACCCACTAAAATGGATATTACAGACATTGTTGCCGAATTAGGCGAACACTACATTAACAACGGTCAGGGCGTTAAAGACATCCAACATAAATTTCGTCAAAGAAAAGAGTTGGATATGTTAGTCACTGATTCGTTACCTACTACGGATACAATTGCAAGAAAAGCAACTGTTTCTACCAGTTCGGTATTACAAGCCTATCAGCCTGCTTTTACCAAGAAGGGAACATCAACATTCAAAATTGAAGAAATTGGAATGTTCAAGTTAAAAGCTGACGTAGAAGAAGAGGTAGATTCTTTAGAAGAAAGCTGGTTAGGATTTCTTGCTGGTATAGATGAATTAGATCGAGCCAAATGGCCATTTGTGCGTTGGTGGTTAGAAAATGAAATCATGCCACAAATGGAAGAGGAATATGAATTGGAAGTTGCTTACCACGGGAAATATGTAGCTCCTACTGCTGGCGTTGCTGGTGCGGCTGGTGCGGCAATGGATGGTGATAAGGTGATCATTAACCGTCATATTGCCAATGGTAGAATTTCACCTTTTATTATGGGTAATCCACCAACGACTGACGCAGAATTGTTTGTGAAGTATATGGAGGATTTTGCTAATCGTATGCCTAAGGCATTGATTGGTAAGTTTGAACCAATCCGTTTGAATACTACTTTAGGAAAGTTATTTGTTGACGGTATGGATTCGCTTTACAATAAGTCTTATGCGAGAGTTGAAGACAAATTGGCTATCCATAATATGCCATCATTGAGAATTGCAAGTTATACCAATGAAGAAGGTGTGGTGATTCCAGGATTGCGTGCTTTAGATGGTTCTAACAAGATTTATACCACTATTAAGAAAAATAGTGCGTTGAGAATCAAGAATCCAGCGAACGAAAAAGTTTTTAAAATTGAGTCTTATAAACGTCAATTCAGTGCCTTTACTGATTTCTGGAAGGGTAGAGGGTTCTGGGTGCCAGAATACGTGATGACAAACAATGTAGACCTGGTTGTATAGGTTGATGCCCCGTAAATATAGATAGATAAAAAACAAGACACCGTGGGCTAACGATTGGTTAGCCCACTTCAAAATTTCAAAAAAATGGGTAAGGAAAAAACGGAAGAATTAGTTCTTCAAAATACTCCAGTTTCGGGAGAAAAAACAACAGAAACGGTTAATGTTGCTGAGTTAATTGAGGCAAAAAGAAAGGCCGAAGATGAGCGAGATGAAGCATTAGAGCTTGTTGCTACACAAGGCATAATCATTGAACAACTTTCGGCAAAATTGGAAAAGCCAGTTGATAAAACGAAATCATCGGTTGAAATTGATGGGATAACTTATGTAGTTACAGAAGAAAATCAAACTATCAAAAGTATTCTCGAAGATGGCGTTTCAGTGAAAATTGAAGATTTTACGGCGGTGATGGTTGAGAAATATGTAAAGGCTGGTTTATTGGAAGTAGAAGAATAGTTCTTCCAAATTTAATTATTGTTCAACTTTTAATTTCAAAAAACAATGCCAACTACATTTAAACCACCCGTAAAGCCAGTATCTCACGCCGATACTAACCATACTCCAGGTTTAGCGGTTTTACTGATGTACTGTTTAGCGGATGACATCCTAACTGAACCAGTTGCCAATGAAGTAACTGCCACAAGTACGCTAACCGAAAATATTTCAGCAACTGGTAATTTTACCTTTGCAGTCGGAAAAGGATTTTCAACGATTCGTTGTTCAAAAACGCCCGAATTAACTTCAAAAACGGGAGCAAATGGGAGCTACGAAAATGAATTCGATTTAAACTTTATGAACTCTTCAGAGGCAGAAGGTTTCAGACATACTTACCGTACTTCTCAACTTTGCATTATTGCGGTTGATGCGAACGGGAAACGTCAGCGAATTGGAACGAAAGGTTTTCCTGCCATGATGAGTAGTTCAGAGTCGAAAACGGCTGACGGTTCATTAACGGTGAAAATGACAGTTCCGCACGTGGGTGTCAATATCATTGATTCAGCGATGGTGATTCCTTCCGCCACTTAGTAAAAACACAATCCTAACCACAAATAAAAGGCGGGCAATTTGCCTGCCTTTTTTGTTGAAACATGAATGAAATAACCAATTGGCTAAAGGCTGGAAAGGACTTCGATAAAGGAAGAGTTTTATATGAAAAATATGGAACAAATACGGTTTTTAAGCATTTATTCAAAGCTGGTAAAAACGCTGTTTCTCATAAATTTTTGATTGAAGAACTTGGGAAATTAGAAGGTGCTATACCAGAGAGAAAGCAGGTTGAAAAGCAGGTTGTTGGGGGTGATTTGCCCAAATTGTTCTCAAAACCGAATAAGCAAATATTAAAAGACCATGTACCACCTTCAGACCATGTGACCGCACCTGAAGAAGTTAAAAAGTTGGTTGAAAGGCGGAAATATCTGTATGCAATTACGAATAGACTTCATGCTGCTTTAGAGACAAATTTGACCGAAATTGAAAAAGCTGTAATCACGATTGAATTAATGATGAGCTGGGATGAAATTGAAAAAATTTGGATAAAGACCAATTATTTCAACCGTCACGGTGAATTACCTTATGAATTGCCAACTATTGAGTTAAATATTGTTTCAGGTGAATCATTGACAAAGCGATTAACCAATTTAAGAACTTATAAATCAAGATGTTTGAAAGGATACAAGCCCGATGATTTACCCAAAATACAAGCTGAAATTAATGAAATAGAACTATTGATTGAAAGTAGTGAAGATGAATTTACGACCTAACAAATATGAAAAAAGCAGATGAAATAACGGGTATTGAAGAAATATGCAAAGAATTACTTGCTGGGAAAAAGCCTAAGATTTCGGAGGCTCAAAGCAGAATTCTACAACGATACCAAATGGTTGTGGATTATTACAAGGAATTACAAACAACCAAACCAGAACTTGAGCCTTTTGAAATCCGCCCAGCTATCAAGAAAAAGTTAGTTCAAGAATGTGGTGTATCCCTGTATCAAGCAGGGATTGATTATTATATGGCTACCCAATATTTCAATTTAGGGTCAACGATTTCAAAGAAAGAACTGAATATTGAAATTGAAATTAATGAATGTTCAGACCATATTGAAAGATGTATTAAAAACGGGAATTATAAAGAAGCAGCTTTATTTCAACGTAATAAAATTGAGCTATTGAAAATGCAGTCGAATAATGTTTCATTCGATTACGCTGCTAATCCTTTGCCTACCATTCGTATTCAGTTTAACCCGAAACTATTAAAAGGAAGTACGGTAAAGCAATCTTTATTTGAATTGTATGAAGAAATTGAAACTATTGAAAAGTCGATGGGATTAGATTCACGCAATCATAAAGCAAGTTCATTACTAACATTGTTCGATGTTTCGGACGTTGAATTTCAGGAGGTGGAAAATGAGTAATATTAAAGAAAAGGTTATGAATTTCGTGGATGTTCATAGGAACATTCCACAGATGTTGTTTTTCACGATATGGGCAAAAATAACAATATTGTTGTGGGGACGTGGAACTGGAAAGTCAGTAACGATGCCCACTTGGATTATTGAAAATATTAGTGAGATGCCTGGTTGTGTAGGAGCCGTTGGCACGGATTCTTACAAACACTTACGGAAACAAATAATTCCAGAGTTTAAACGACAATGGCGGATTATGGGTTTGGCAGAAGGTCGTGATTATTGGATTGATAAATTTCCTCCCAAACACTTAGGTATTCCAGAAGCGTTACGACCTCCAGCGGTTTGCGAAAATCATATTTTCTTTAGGAATGGAAGTGTTGTGAAGTTTTTCTCATTCAATTTTCAGGCTTTAGAGAATGGAGATTCAATAGATTTCTTAGGTATTGAAGAAGGGAAGCAAGTGAAGCCTTCAAGAGTTAATGAAATATTGCCGTGTTTGAGAGGCAATGAAGATGCAGAGTGGGCGGGTAAATCTTGTAATAAGTCAGTGTTGATAGTCTCGGATATGCCCGATGAAGTTGAAGGATATTATTTACTCGACTTCGATGATATGATGAAACCTGACTTGATTGATAGAATAGCTAATATGAAAGCAGTTATCACATTAGCAGAAGAAGAATTAGAAGCGGGGAAGGTGGATAGGAAAGACAAAAGTGAGTTTGTTAAGAAGTTAGAATATTTGAAAAGTAAGCTGAATGATTATAGAAAAGATGCGGTTTATGTGAGCTACGCCAGTACGCTTGAGAATCTTCACGCTTTAGGATTAGATGTTTTTGCTAACCTAAAGAAGTCGATTAGAAGTCTGTCAAAGTTTAGAAGTTCGGTAATGAATGAATTGCCTCAACAGATTAAGGATTGTTTTTATCATCTTCTTTCGAAAGAAAAACATGGTTATGTGGCTTTAAATAAAGATTATATTACATCATTAGATGATAAGACAAAGGATGATTGCAGGTGGGATACAGACACGCCAAGTAATGAAAACTTACGTATAGGTATGGACTATAACGCTGCTATTTG